TCGGCGGTGTCGAGCAGGTCACCGTTCGTCTCGGCACGGTTCAGCGAGAAGCTCGCCTTGGTGCCCCGGTAGATGGCGGCGGTGTCGGTGTTGTCGATGCAGTTCTTCACGTCGTGGATGACATGCGCCTGCAACGACTCGGAGGCGTGCCCCCAGTTCCCGGCGAGGGCCAGGTCGATGCCGGTCCAGTCGACGCGCTCCATGAACGCCTGCCGGGACGGGTACCCGGTGCCGACAAACGCCACGTCGGACTTGTGGTCCGACGGACCCGGGTGGTGGATGTCGGGGTCGTAGCAGTGCGGCGAGTACAGCGCCGTCGTGCGCGCCGTGTAGGCGTCGAGGCGGACCGGGTCGTTGACCATGACGGCGTCGAACGTGTCGGCGATTGCCAGCTGCCGGGTGTCCTCGTAGGGCGACTCGGTGAAGACGCACACGACCTTGCAGTTGCGGGCCTGCATGACCTGGACGAGCTCCGGGTCGATGAAGAACCCGGAGATGAACACGACCAGCTCCGGCCACCAGTAGTAGGCGGCCTTCGAGATGCCCGACACACCGAACCCGGCGACGTCGTCGAGCTCGGGGAACGCCTTGTGGAACTCCCCGTCGTGCGCCTTTAGGTACGCGTGGTGCGCCCAGGTGAGCCGGTCGCCGAGGTTGTACGGCATGACGTCGTAGCCGTTGAGCTGCAGCCCCTTGATCCACCCGTGGTAGACGTCCGCCACAGAGAACTCGGGGCCGGGGCAGACGACCAACGCTCTCGGCATCAGGCGAACACCTGGAACAGGTTCGCGGCCATCTGTCGGCGGGCGATCGACGGGGCGACCCGTTCCGTTGCTTCGACGGCCGTCGACCACGTCTTGCGCTCCGGTGAACCACCGCCCCGCTCGACGCTGAACGCCGCCCGGCGTCCGCCGTCCCAGATCATCAACTTCCCCTTGGCCTTGCCACGCGCCGACCCTCGGGCCAGCGCAGCGGGCAGCACCGGCCCTTCGCCACCGTCGAGGTTCGCTCCGCTCAGACCCCGGGACTTCTTCGAGGTGCCCGGGATGATCGGGTGCGGCTGGACGCCGGCCTCGAGCCAGTGCATCGGGCCGGTCGCCTTCACCATCACCGACGAGTCCGACTCCTTGCGAGTCGTCACACCGATGGGCCGGTTGCGGCGCCCCTTGCGTTCCGCACCGGAGAACTTGAGGTCACCGCCGGTGGCTTCGCGTGCACCAGCGAGCGCGGTCGCGGACAGGACCGCGCCGATGCTCTGAGCGGTCGGGTACAGGTCCCGGTCGATGAGCCGGGCCGCCTTGTCGAGCTTGGCGGCGAGTTCGGCTCCGCTGCGTGACGTGCCCATCAGGTGTACCCCTCGCATCGGACGGTCGCGGCGTAGTAGCCGGCGTCGAGTGGCAGCTCCCGGTAGCTACCGGCGGACTGCGGAACGATCGACGACACGACACCAGCGAGCGTCGGGTTCGCTTCGATCACCGCGTAGATCGACTCGTCGTTGGCCGGGTCGATGAGCTGGTCGACCACGTCGAGCTGCGTGACGCTCGAGCGAGACGCCACGGCGTGAACCTCGACCGTGAACCGGGACGACCCGTCGAACGTGGCGGGGTCGAGGAAGATGGATCCGACGACGACGGCCGGAGCGGTGATCGTGTCGACGAGGTGCCGTTCCGTCGACACGTCGCGCGGTGTGCCCGTCGAGAGGATGTCCGCCAGACCGTCTCTGATCTGGGCGATGGTGGCGCTCACGCGATGCCGAACCCGTCCGGGTGCCGTAGCGGCGCCAACATCATCTGCGCCTTCTTGACGGCCATTGAGCCGACGTAGGCGGTGCCCATCTCCATGCCGCCGGCGAAACCGAGGGGAGCGTCCTGCAGCTTGACCATCTCGGCGACGAGGATCCGACACGCCGACTTCACCTGCGGCGGTACCGCGGGCCAGCCCCACACGCCGGTCACCTGGATCAGATCGGACCGGCCGGTCGTTGAGGTGGGGAACTCGGTCCCGGCGAACAGGCGAAGCGTCAGGTAGGGCTCGTTGCGGGCCGCGGCGTTCAACGGGCCGAGTTCGTAGGAGCTGGCGGAGATGGTCGTCTCGTAGGTGCCGTCGCCGGTGCTGTCGGTCTTGAGCGTGGAGATCGACGTCAGGTCGTTGTGTGGTCCGAACCGGAGGCAGCGCAGGTCGTCGACTTGGAAGGTGCGAGCAACGGGGGTTCCGACGGTGCCGTCCTGGTAGAAGTGCCGGGAGCAGTGCTGGTCGATCCAACGGGACGCCGTGTTGACGCAGTCCTCGACGAACTCCGACGACGTGTCGGCGGCCTTGACGTAGGCCAGCGCCTCGGTCTGAGTGAGGTAGCCATTGACGATCGTCATGCGGGCACCTCCTGGGGGTTGACGACGTAGCCGACGGCACCGGACACGACGACACGTCGGTCCTGGTCGCGCAGCCGGCGGATCAGCTCGTAGTCCTCGCCGCGCATCGTGAGCGGCGGACCGGCAATGAATGGGTGGTCACGGAACAGCGACGCCCGCAGGGCGAACGAGATGCCGACATTGCCGTGGAACAACTCGACCTCCATCCCCAACCTGGGAATGAACCCCAGCTCGGGGTGCGACATGCGCTGAACGATCAGGTCGGCGGCATCGGCGTGCTCTTCGATGGCGGCCCGATAGACGTCGGGGACGAGGACGTCGTCGTCGTCGAGGAACCCGACCCAGTCGGTCCAGATGTGCAGGGCAGCAGCGTTGCGAGCGAGGCCGGGGGCGCCGCAGTTGACGTGGAGGTCGGCAGGAATGTCGGGGCATCCGTCGGCGACGACGATGACCTGATCGGCGCACGCCTTCGCGGACTGGACGGCCCGCTCGAGTGTGTCCCGGCCGGTGGTCGGGATGACGACCGCGAGGGTGGTCATCGTCGCTGCCAGTACCAGTGCCCGTCGCACTCTCGGCCCCAAGCGATCCCGGCGCCCTGTTCCGTCGTGGCTCGATGTTCGCCACGGTGCCACCACGAACGCTGGCACTTGCGCGTCATCATGCTCGCCTTCTGAACGTGTCGCGGACACTCAGCGAGGACCACCCAGGCCAGGATGCGCAGGACGGCCCAGGCGATGGCGATCCCAATCACCGCGTTCACCCGGTCACCACCTGATCTCGCCACCACACGACGTGGACGGCCACGGCCAACAGCAACCACTGCGGTGGGATCACCTGCGCCGCGGCCAACGCCACCACCGGTCCCGCTGCGCACTGGTAGATGCGCACCGTGTCCGTGACGACCAACAGCAGCCCGTAGGCGAACACGAGAGCGACGATCACCTGTACCGACGGTCGGTACAGAGCTGCGAGACACACGCCCCACGGGGCGACCATGAACCAGGCATTACGCCACTGACCCCGGTGATGTTCGAGCGACGAACGGATCGGGTGCTCATGCACCCGCAGCAGCGTCGGGTTCGACTTCGTGACCTCGTCGAGCTGAGGACGGATGACGAACCACGTGACCAGCGGGATGACCAGCGCGGCGAGCGGCCACAACGCCCACGCCCACAACGCCACCCAGATCGGCGACACTTCCTTGACGTAGGTGGCGAGAGCGAGAGCGACCAGCGCCGGACCCCACCACCCGTGAACCCAGAACCCGGCCGCCCAGATCGACAACGCCATCGCCGGCAGATCCACACCGACGGGACGGACGCTGACCGGCCCCCAGACCCCCGGGAGCGCCACCAGGAACGCCGCAGCGGCGAGAGCGGCCCACCAGTCGGCACCCATGGCGTGAGCCCAGAACACGGCCCCAGCGGCGAGCAGGGGCCAGCTGGCGAACCAGACGATCCACCAGCGCCGCACCTCGTTGCGGCACACCGCTGGCAGCAGCCAGCGCAGATTGAACGGGGCACACACCCGGGCGCCCTGCCCGGCGAGCCAGTAGCGGGCAGCGTCAGGGCCGAGGCGGACGTCAGTCACGCTCCATCACCTCGAGCGTGTACGTCTCCGGGTCGTGCTTGTCGCCGTCACCCCGCCAGAACGGCTCCGACGTGACGACCGTGAAACCGTCGGCCTCGGCGAGACCTCGCAGCGTCGACTGCTCCGCCCAGTCGGCATCATCGAACACCAGCGTGCAACGCTCGTCGAGCAACCCAGCGGCGTGGTCCCAGAAGGCTGCCACGGAGCTGGCGGTGTGATCGGCGTCGTAGAACACGAACCCGAAGCCGGCGGAGAGGTTCGGCAACGCTGAGACCATGTCGTCGTTGATCGCCACGAACTCGCGGTCACCGACGAACGACGACACGTTGCCGAGGAAGTCCGATTCCGGCACCGCCGGCGCCCACATGTCGCCCTGGTGGTGGTCGATGGTGACGAGCTCGCAGTCGGCCGGGAGGGCGTCGAGGAGCACCGCTGTCGACAACCCGAGGTAGTGGCCCACCTCGAGCGCTCTGCTCGCCGTGGTCGACGCTGCGACCCTGGCGAGCGTCTGGCATTCGGCGACCGATAGGGCGCCGACGATCTGACCGCGCAAGGCGGCGTAGTCCAACACATGGCCTCCACGGCAGGAGTACGGCAGGAGGGTCCTCGACGGCGCTGCCGTACCGCCGTCGAGGACCCGACTAGGTCAGGTGGCGAGGGCCTGCTGCAGGTCCCACAACTCCTCGGTGAGGAACACGCCGCCCTTGTCGTGCGACGTCTTCACCGACGTGTCCATGTGGACCAGCACGCCGAGCTCACGGCACCGGAGAAAGAACGAGGTGTCCTCCCCGAACGGGCCACCGGTCCGCTTGTTGACGATCGGTGTGAACCAGTGGTCGCCGAACTCGGCGCGCATCTTCTCGAGCACACCCCGGTGGATCATCACGCAGGCACCGCCGGTGCCGTCGATCTGACACAACGTGTCTCGCGGGTAGTCGCCGATCGTCGCCCACGACTCGACGTCGCCGTCCTCGTCGACGTTCCAGGCGTAGATCGTGGGGAACACCGCGAACGTCGACGAGTAGTCGGCCTCGTTGAACCCGATGTCGGCCTGACCGAAGCACAGGCCGGCGACGATCGGTCGCTCCTCGGTGTGCGCCACGGAGATCAGCCGCTCGATCGCGTTCTCCGGGATGCCCATGTCGGCGTCCACGCAGAACAGGTAGTCGCAGTCCGTCGACAGGAACGCCGACACGATGTCGTTGCGGGCCTTGAACACGTTCTGCGACCGAGCTCGTCGCTCGAGGAACCCGGGCAGCATCCCGTAGGGCAGCATGTGGTCCTTGGCTCGCATGATCGAGACCATGCAGGCCATGGACACCTCACCGGGGTGGATGACCCCGATGACGACCTTCGGCACTGTCACCGGTGCCGGCGAACCGGACCGGCTCGCAGCGCGGCGTTCAGCCCTGTTCACTGCGCGTCTCGACGTCACCCGCAGCAGGACGCTTCTTCGCCGGCGCCCGCGTTGCGGGCCTGGACTCGAACTCGCCACACCAAGCGTCCGCTGACGTCAGCGGCCACTCCGCCATGTGGCGGCGACCGCCGCCGACGGGTGGGTTCCTGCGGCACTCGAGTGACGCAGGCAGCCGGTCGTCAGCGGGTGCGCTGAACCGGCAGGAAGAACAGGAATCGGACACGGCAGCTCCTTGGTTTGGGGGGCGATGACTCGCCGCTGATGGCAGACGTGCCGGCGGAGGTGGGACCACACCACCCCCGCCGAGCACGGAGGGCGAGCTAGAAGCTCGGCGTCGCAAATCCAGATCCGGAGAGGATCGTGATGCTCTTCGGCTGGCGTTCTGCGGTGAACGCCAAGTAGCCGTAGACCTGGACCCTCACCTGCATCGTCCCGGACAGCACCTCGGGCAGCACCCGGGTCCGCAGCGAGGACTCGTAGAGGATGCAGTCCTGCGCCCGCATCACGATGATGGAATCTTCGTTGGTACCCGATCCATCTGTAATTGGGATCGACGGGTCGGTCACGACCGGCAGACCCTGGAGGGATCCGACGACCTGCTCCGATCCGACCGTGCCGAACGCCGCGATGGCGTTCGTCGGGCCCTGACCGTTAGGCACGACGAGCGGGCGGCCCTGCGAGTCGACCGCGGCCAGCATCCACGCCCAACGGCGGGGGTGCATGACGATGACCGTCGGGGGCTGGAACCGGTTCGTGTGGATCTTCTGGATGCCGTCGGCGAGCTTGCTGTAAAGCTCGCTCACCGTCGGCGTCGTGTCCGTCCACGTGACGGCGTTGACGCCGCTGGCGCCGTAGATGCCCTTCACCTGGCCGTTTGCGTTCGACCCCGACAGCACCTGCACGTCGACCTTCGTCGCGTAGTCCGCCGCGAGGTCGGCCATGACGATCTGGTCGAAGTTGAACGGGGACTGCTCGAACAGCTGGATCGACATGTCCTGCTGGCCGGCGATGGTCTTGACGCCACAGGCGACGCTGGTGTCCGCCAGATCGGTCTCCTGGGGGGCGGAGCCGTCGCCGACCTGGATGGCGGTGGCGGTGCCGGTGGAGATCTTCGGGACGTTGATGCTGTCGGTGCCGGGGGGCAGCGGCAGGTTCGTCACGAGGTTCGCGGTGGGCCGACCGGCCCGTGCGAGCTCCACGTAGTCGGAGAGCCACAGCGGCGGCACGAAGTAGCCGCCGTTGCCGTCGGTGCGGATCAGGTCCCGGTACTCCGGGTCCATCCGGACTTCAGCGGCGTGACGCTCGAGGCGCTGACGGGCGTCGATGTCCTGGTTGATGGTCGAGGTGGCGAGGTCGGCGAAGTACGAGCGGCCGTTGCCCTGCTCGTAGGTGCGGGCCTCGCTGTTGACCTTGACGCGACTCGAGACCATCTCGGCCTGACGGAAGGCGAGCGCAGCGTCACTGGAGCGCTTGTCCTCCTCGGACAGCTCGGTGATCCGCTCGGCGCGGGCCTTGATGTCCTCGTCGAGGGCACGGATCGAGGCGGTGTGCGCCTGGAACTCGCTGTCCTCGTCGGGGTTCAGGTCGGAGCGGCCCTCGTCGTCGGCGAGCTGCACGATGGCGGCACGCTTCGAGTCGAGGTCAGCACGGGCCTCCTCGGCCTCGTTCTGCTTGGCGATGAGACGCGTCAACATCTCGGATGCGGTGGACATTCGGACCCTCCTGGGGTTCCGGGGCGCGTCGAACCGGGAGTGGCGACGCGCCGGTGAATGGGGGTTGTGCCTGCGTTGGTGGACGCGGCCCCGTTCGATGGGTGCGCCGGCCCCGATGGGGTGACGCGGCCCGGGAGGGGTGCTCCGGCCGGTTAGGCGGTGAGCAGCAGAAGACGTCGCGCCTGAGCGACGGACATGCCCTGCTTGGGTTCGGTCGGCTCGTCGGCGGTGTCGCCGGTGAGGAGCTGGCCGAGGATCTCGTAGGCCGACTGGATGTCGGCGGGGTCGATGCTGCGCAGCTCAGCGAGGTCACCCTCGGAGATGGCTGCGAGAGCGGAGCGCACACCGGCAGAGGTGTGCGGGTTGGCGCCGAAGTTCACGACGGACACGTCGCCCTTGTCGAGGTTGAGCTCGAGGAGGCGGCGTTCGGTCTCGGTGTCGTTCCACTCCTGGCGGACGGTGCGGAACGCGAACGACATCTCGTCCATGTCACCGCGGCTCATCTTGACTTCGAGGCGCTGCACGTCCGGGTCGGCACGGTTCAGGTCGGCTTCGACCTTGAGGCCGACGGAGTCGGTGGAGAGCTGCAGGGTCCCGGACTTGGTGCGGGCGAGCGGCATCCCCTCGTGGTTGATGAGGAGGTGAAGGTCGGGCTTGCGCTTCAGCGTCTCGTCGAACGCACGCTTGTCGACGATCTCGGTCCAGCCGCCCTTGTCGGGGCCGCCGTACATCTCGTAGCCCTTGTCGAACACCGAGGCGTACCCGGTGAGCGTCGCGGTGGCGTCGCCGGTGGCCCGGAACTCGAACTGCTCGCACTTGAAGGCGCGGCGCTCGGGCGCCCCGAGCAGGCGGTCAGCCTTGCGGGTCGCAGTCATCATGGGGTACCTCCAGGGGGAGAGGCAGGGGGTGGTGTCGGCTCGTCGTCGATGCCGGCGACCGGCTGCCAGTTCTCGAACGCACGGGCCTCGGACGGCAGCATCCACGGCTTGTTGCCGGTGGCAATGGCGTAGGCCTCGTAGCGGGTCTTCAGGTCGGACTTGAGGAAGCCGCCGGTGTTGAACTTGACGAACTTCCCGCGGGGGAACCAGTCCGACATCGACCGCTCCATGCGGACCAGCCACGGGTTCACGGCGTCGTTCAGGAAGTCCTGGGCTCGCTGCTCACGGTTCGCGTAGGTGACCGACGAGCTGTCGCCCATCGACACGCCGATCTTCTCCGGCGGCACCCCGTAGATGGCGCACACCATCGCGGCGTTCATGCGGATCGTCTCGCCGAGCTGGGCGTCGTTCGGCGATCCCTGCCACCGATCGAGCTTCAAGCCGGCGCCGAGGACGGCAATGTCGCGACGGGCGGTCGCCTGCTTGATTCGGCCCTTGATCGTTTCCGCCTGCTCTTGGGTGATCTCGTTGTCAGTGGAGGCGACCGCGGTCGGATGCGCGCCATTCTGGTAGTAGTCGGCCCCGTAGCGTTCGGCCTCGAGGCCGAGGGTGATCGTGCGGACGAAGTACGTCACCGGGTCCAGGCCGACGACGTCACCGGGCCACATCAGGCCGGTGCGGTGCCACACCTGCTCGTCGGGGTACGTGCGCCCGTTGGTCCCCTTGTAGACCTTGCGGCCCGTCTCCCGGTCGATCTCGGCGGTGATCGTCCCCGGCGGCACCAGATTGATCTGCGTCGGATACTCCAACCGGTCCCGGGAGGCGATGAGGCCGTAGGCGTTGCCGGTCGTCAGGAGAGACACCAGCACCTGCGACAGCCAGTCGACCCGGTCCAGATGCGCCGACGGGCGCTGCAACATCATGGGCAACGGATCGACCGGCGTCGCCGACGACCCCGACCCCTGCAGCAGATCGACCGGCAGGGTCGACACGGCATCAGCGACGACTCGGGCGCACGCCCACACCGCCCAGTGCCGCAACGCACCCTGACCGGACGCCAACACCGGCGAGTACATGGCTTCACCGTTCGTGGGGATCCGCGACGGGTCATCGAAGCCGTGTGCAGTCAGATCGCGGCGTTCTGGCCGGAACAATCCCATCAAGTGCTCCAGATCTCGAGGAGCACAGCGGCGGCGATCGCGCCGATGATGACCGCGAGCGCCGGGGAGGTGAGCGTGGCGAAGGCGACGAGAGCGACGAGGATGAGGGTCGCCTGCGCAGACATGACGAGTAGACGCACGGCGACCACCTCCTCTCACCAGACGCTCGCGGCGACGTCGACGACGACCTCGACCGGCTTCCGAGCCACCGCGACGGCCAACGTCAACGCCACCAGCGGCGAGATGTCACCCGGCGACTTGCGCGACCACGCCCACGAATCCGACAGTGGTCGGATCGCAGCCACCGACACCGCTGCGTTCAGCACCGGTTGATCGCGGTGACGGAACAGACCCTCCGACACGGCGTCCGCGATTGCTCCGCACGCCTGCGCCATGTCCCTCGGTGTCGTCGACACCACCTCGACGCCACGTGCCGTGAAGTCGTCGATCAACGACCCCGCTGGCGACGCCGGGTCGATCACCACCCGGTCGGTGCGCTCCGACACCCACTCAACGACGCCAGCGGTGCCAGCCTCGTGGTAGACGACCTCGCCGTGCAGGAACCCGTCGGAGCGGGTGCCGGCAATCGCTACCGACGTCCACTTGCGGTCCGGTGACGTGTCGACCGCCCACTCGACCGGATCCAACGCTTGGGACGACGGATCCGCTGCTTGCTCCCACGCGCCCTCGTCGAACACTCCGAGCTCGTCTGCCTCCAACGGCCACACGCCCATGCGCTCACACAGGTAGCCCTCGGGCGTCAGGTCGCCGTCCAGTTCCTCTTGGACCGTCTCCGCTTGGATCCGCACGCCGTAGGCCGGGTTCACCCGGGCGACGGCCTCACGGTCCGCCGGATCCACATCCGGCTCCGACGCGAACTCCAACCACGACAGGCGGCCCGGCGTCTCCGACATCGCACGACGCCGCAACCGACGCACTTGGGCCGACGCCTCATCGGCGGCCGGCGGGGCGGACCCCGAGTAGATCAACTTCGGGTTCGGCATCGCCGACAGTGCCGGCACCGACGCGGAGGTCACCGCCGGCGGAAGATCCTGACACTCGTCGAAGATCACGCACGGAGCTGAGAAACCACGACCCGACGACTTGGACCGGGCGATGAACTTCAACCGCTGCCCGGTGTGGAGCTCCAGGCCCTCCTGGCCGTTCACGTTCACGTAGCGCTTCACCCGGCGATGCAACGCCGGCGTGTTCTGCACCTTCGACCGCAGCCGCAGCCAACCCTCGAGCGCCGTCTTCACCTCGTGCGCCGTGTGCAAGATGAGCGGCAACTCGACCACGAACAGCAGGTACAACTCGACGGCGATCAAGATGTCGCCCTTGCC